GCAGATGGAACATTAAAATTTGTACTTACCATTTTACATCCGGCATATCTATGATTATATACTCCTCGAGGTAAATTATCATAAAAAGCATCAGTTTCATATTGATATACTATAGAACCAGTCCAAGAACCATTATGCATACTTGAACTAGGTTGCCAGATTTTATATTCATCGTCCCTCGATCTATCCATGAATGTTTGTAAAGCTTCTCTGAGATATGAAGCATTATCTACTTGTACCGGAACACCATTCACAAATATTATTTCTTTCCAATTATATACGGATGAACCACTATGTTGTGATTGTAATTCTGCTTCGTATAAATTACTTTCACCTAAAACACTTGCATAATTTTGTAAATCTAAAGAAGTCTCTTTCAATAAATTTTCTGCTGTTGGTCTGCTATTTAGGAGGCTCACTTTACTTCTATTTAATATATGAGGTTCTATCACTACTCCTGTTAATGGTTTAGCTCGACCAGGAAGAATTTCTTTAATTTGTTTAAACAATGAAGTATTAAAATAATTAAGAAGTCTAAAATAATCAACTGTATTATAACGACCTGAATATTGTCTAAAATAATAATCTCTTAATAATCTTAATTCTTTATACTCATTTTCATATATATTGTTCCAATCTCCTATAAGATCATCAATTCTAAATCCGCCCATGTGTTCAGCAATATCTTGATTAACTTCGTTTGTTGGAGATAAATAAACACCTACTTTTGCATTATCAACAGGATATAAATCGAACGCAGATGTTTCAACTCTACTGATAGGTGATAGACTTCCCGTTAAATAATTATCTTCAATTCGTACTTTATTCGATATAATTCTATGTGCACTTAAATCCGGCCATTCTTGTAAATATGTTTCTTCTAACGGTTCATAAGTATATGAATCTGCAAATCCAATAAACGATCCGGATTCAACACTATTATAATTCGGATGCTGTGAATTTAATGTTGTGGTATCAGAATGATTATATCTTACCGTGTCGGTACCAAACGGAAAACGCAAAGTTAAATCAGTAAAGCTCGACGTTTCAGAATTGCCATTATATGCAACCGGACTTAATACATGATTATTAAAAGAAGCTTCACTTAATGGTGTTGACCAATATCTAAATTCTTGTAAAGAACCGGTAAAATCACCACCGATGTAATAATCGCCTGTTCCGAATATCGGTGATGTTCCTCCTAAATCAATACTAGCTGAGTATGCATGTGTAATTTTCCCATATTTAGATTTCTTCAAATAAATATCATACTCAGTATCACCGGTATTATAATTATCAACCATCATGAAAGACCACCAATCACCATCATTAACATTAACTGAATCGAGAATTGCTTCGGTTGGGGTTCTTTGTATAGACATACTACCTTCAGCAGTTATCCCAATTATAAATGGAAATGGTGCTGCACCATCGTCTATAAAAATTGTTTGAGCACCATTATATGAAGTCTTAAACCTAAATTCTATTGAACCGCCGTCTACTGGATAAGTTGTTCTTACATAAGATTCACTTTGGAATAATAAAGCATAAGTAAATTTATCATATTCGTAATAAGATTTTCTACTAATTTCTTCCATTCCACCATATTCACGAATGTGTAATTCTGTTGAAGGAATTCCATAACAGTTTATAAGAGATCTAACACCTTCTTTGGTACCTTTTGTTTTATTAAGATAAGGTAAGTTATTAAGTATTCTCTTCCAAATTTCTTTCTGTATATCACCACCCGCAACTGATTCTGAAACAGCTGTTATCCATGATAATGATTGACTCACTCCAAGAGAACCAGTTAAAATAGCACTACCACTTTCATCAGTACCCAAAGCATAATACCAAAGATCATCAAATTGCATATCATTTATACCATCCCAACCATAAGAACTTAATACATTATACACTAAATCTTTTGACATACCTTCGTATAAAGATTCATTCCTATCCGTTAATAATTCGAGATGTTTTGTATATATCCAAAGGGTATCTAATTGATGACCCATCATACTAACAAATTTTTCAAAATTATCACTATATTGATCTTCTCTAATATGTTCTGGTATTGTTTGTACTAATGCATTATTATTGTTTTTATCGTATAAAGATGCTGTGTCGGTTATTCCACTATACCAATCTATTCCTTCAGAAGAAGTTATTGAATATAAAACATATGGTTTAGTACTATTACTTTTTGGCCAAGTAGATGGAAAAAATTCTCCCACTGAACTTGATTCGTAAGAAGATGATTTATAATATAAATATTTCTCATAATTATCAAATCCATTTATAACAGCATCACGTCTAATTTTATTTTTATTAATATTATTAAGAAATTCTAATGAGCCTGTTGCTGATTCTGTAACAACTCCCTCTAATTGACTTATTGAACCGTCATATCCTTCAATTAACTCAAGTTTGTAATTGAATGCAGATAAACGATTAGTAGCGGTACTGTAAAAAATAAAGTTATCAAATTCTCTATAATCTACGTTTAATTCTATACCATCTGTATTACTAGCAAAATATTTATTTACCAAAGTAGTAGATAAATCATAATCAGAACTTACCAAATCATTGTGACTTGATAAATTCATTTGTTGTTTTTTAAATGTATTTCTAATATTATAATTTGACGGTCTTAATATATTTACATCGATTGAAGGAGAGGCAGGATATAAAATTACTTTGTCAGAATGATCTTCAATTAAAGGAAGTAAAATTCTAAAATCATCCTTCTCCTCTATTTCTAATGGTAATGGTTCATAAAGTTTCAATAACCCAATATGAGTATTTACTGGAATCCAATTTAATAATTGATATTGAATATCATCAGAAAAATTTATTGTTGGTTCGATAAAATAATCAGTATTTTCTAATAACGGTTTTTTATCATAATCAATTAATCCATAAAAATCTTTAAATTTAGATAGATCTGTTGTATTTGTTATATTTTTTAGTTTGAATCTTATTTCTGTTCTATCTGATGAAATAGCCTCCACGAAACAATTATCTACCAATACATTTAAAAATTTATATTTAACATTATAATTACCACTAAAGAAATTAAGAGTTCTAAAATCATAACCTATTTCAGTACTAACAACATTTCCTGAACCTGTATTTATTAATTCCCAATCAATAAGACTACCAATCTCTAATAATCTTTCATCGAGACTATAAATATACATTTCCAAATTCTCAGAACCTGTTGTATATGTATTAAAAACAATATCTCTATTTAATTTATCTTCCATTATAATTCTTCTTCTATTTCACCTAATAATTCATCGCTTGTTTCATCACGTAATTCATCACCACGGCCACCACCACCTGTTTGTCCACCATCACCTCTAAAGGTATTACTATCAATTACCATTGAGGCAATCACTATTTCATCATTTGCATCAGTTATTTGTATTCTATAAGTTCCTATACCAACATTTTCTAATGTTAATTGATTATACACAGCACCTGTTAATTCAATACCATTTTTTGTCCAATATACTTCATATGGAGATACGCTTTCACCCTTAGTTAAAAGTGCATGTAATTCACCACGTCTTTCATCTATTACTCCAGGTTCAGTTGGAATATCTCCATTTTCATCTGGAAACTGATCTGATGGGGGTTCATCATCACCTTCTTCAACAGAATATCTATTGCTTGTAATAAGAAAACGTAATTCTACACCATATACCTCTGGTGGTACAACTATATCTGGATCTGCTTTTACGAAATCATTAGGAGTCACTTTTATACTCGTTGTAAGAAATGCTCCATTCGAATCAATTACAGTTAAAAAATATTCACCTACTCCTGCTCCTAAAATTTCTTTGACTTTAATATTTCCAAAAATTCTATTTGTAGAAGAATCAACTCCTGTTGCACTCCATCTTATATTATAATGTTTATTAGGACTTATATATGGATATCCACCTACCACAGTTGCTTTTATATCTACTGTATTTAATGTTGGATTAGTTAATTCTAATGAAACTGTTAATTCTTTTGTCGGTGTATATAATTCAGTAAAATTTTTATCATATATGTTTTTAACGTCAGTATATGTAGGTAACAATCTTGATATTGGTATTTCATAATTATCATAATTAATATCTTCAAAAGATATTAAAAAATCTTCGGCATTTCTTGTCAATGGTTGTTCTTCTATAAGCATTGTTGCTCGTTGAGAAGTTGATATGCCCGGAACCCATCGAGATGCACCCTCTACAGGACTTTCTACATAATGTTCCCATTCACCTGTAACACTATTCTTTCTTATTTGTATTGTTGTTGCCATTTATTATAACATCATCCTTCTTTTAAGATATTTTCAAAAATTTGTTTATACATTTGATCAATGTCTTCATCAGACCATTTTCTATAATAAGTATTCGGAACAATTGTACCATCATCTTGGCTGTTGGCATATTGTACAAGAGCATCTTCTTTTTGTTTTCTAGTTTTTTTTGCTTCTAGTAATTTTATCTCTTCTCTAATTATATTTCTTAATTCTGATTTTTTCATTTATATCTCCATTGCTCTAAAAAAAATAGTTGTTCCTGTAGAACTATGTTGAGAAATAACTAATATTTTTTTACCAGTTGAATTTTCTATCCATGTCTCACGACCAGTCAATCCTGTAAAACTTGAGTCATCAAAACGAAATTTATATTTTGCAAGAATCCTTTCAATTTTAGCTTCCACAACTCCAGAATCTTCAGATGGAACTCTACCAAATTTACTAATTTCATTTGCTGCTTTTAAAACATTACTTTTGGCTTCTACGATTTCTTCTCTTATTATTTTTCTTAGTTCGGATTTTTTCATATTATCTTACCACTTTAAAAAAGTAATCATTATCAAAATATTCTTCGTTTCCATCGTCATCTAATACTTTAAATAATAAACGATAAAATCTTTCTGGTTGTAAACCGTTACACCACAAATTAATATAATTTCCTCTTGAATCACAACTCACTTTAGTAAAATCATCATCAAACGGAATTACAATTTCTTCACTCGCCATATCTTTAATACTATAATACGAAGATGATGGTAAATATTTTATACCTAAATAAGCAGATGTCGTTGAATAAGTCCTTAACGGATAACGCTCTCTACCAACTACTCGAAGTTTTATTTTTGTATCTTGTTTATAATCTGATTTTAAATTTTTAGGATTTATCACAACTTCATCTAAATAAGTACTTCCACTTATCAACGGTTCAAGTGCACCTGTAACAAATGTACTATCGTCCCAACATATTTCAATTTTAGGTGGAAATATTGTATGGCTATCTCTTGAATAAAATTTAATAGATCCCATTTCTGCAGAACTACTTTCGTCTGCAGATATACGTCTAATTATAAATCCTTCATTTGGTATTATAGATGCAGTCCATTCATTTATTATATCTGTCACTTCCATTCTTATATCTGCACTTTCATATTCATACGATTGTGATGCTGCTGAACTTGTATACCAAGCTCCACCGCCAGATTCAGATACAAAATAACTTCCACCAAAAATATTGTCAGAACCCGAAAACCAAACTGATTGAGGAGTATATCCATCAGAATAAACCCATCCAGCTCCTTCTTTTACAATAGGAACATAATCACTCTTACCAGTACCCATTTCCCAACTTCCAGAAATAGGATATGCATATATTGAATATGATAAAGGAATTTCTCTTACTTCTGTTGATATCAAATTTAAGAAATAAGACGCTGTTGATGCTGCTAGTGCCTCATCTGGAATTTCATCTAAATCGAATTTCATTAAAATTCTGGTATTGGTTATATCTGTAGAAATCGTTTTAGTTATTTCTAGAATACTATCCATTCCAGTATTTAAATAAGGTTCGTCCTCATAGATGGTTGTATCTTTTGTTGGAAATATACTATATATCATTTTCTACCTCTTTATTTAATAAAACAATTCATAATGATCGCCCATCGACCAAGCCATTGTTTGTAAAAAATTTTCTTGTTCTTTTGTAAGAGTACCTATCTTTCCTTTGATGACCCTAATCTGAATAATATCATTTTCAGATTCTTGTTTATATTTAATTTTTTCTTTAAATTTTTTCATTTGTTTTGCAAATTCATTTTTATCTTTAAATTTTGCAGCTTTTTTTTCGTATACTTTTCCTCGAGGATCAATTTTTTCAAACATAACAAGCAGTGGTTCTGATACTTGGTATGTATTCTCGTTTAATTTTTGAATCTCTTCTCTAATAATATTTCTAAGTTTATTTATATCCTCATTTTCTTTGGGAATATATTTTTTCTTTCTCTTATCAATTACCCATTTATCTTTAGGAAAGTGTCTATTTTTTTTGAGTTGATTATATTCTTCGGGTGATAATTCATCAACTGTAATAATTTTAAAATGATTTTTTATATATTTCTCAATGTCTTTATTCATCTTTTCTCCTTAGTAAGTCGTTACTCTACCTTTAATATCATCATCTAAAAATTTAACTTCAAATATACTCGGATCCAAACTTGGATATATTATATTATTTTTTGTTGCAGATGGAATATCATAGACATTTGAATTATAACCTGATTCACTATCAAACAAATTTTTAATTCTTACATCAATTACAGATTGTACACCATCAACCAAAGCAAGAATTTTAATTAAATCCGCTAATACAATAGGTTGATTTATTTGCCATTTATCAATATCAAAATGTTCTTTTAATGAATTAATACATCTTAATACGACTTCTTTTGACGCATAATTAGGTAGTACTGTTATTTCAAAGTCTACACCAATATTAATCACAAAGGCATTCTTTATATTAATAGAATCTGTCATCATTCTATATCTGTCAATATATTTTGATAAATTTTCCTTGATTGCCAAATTAGCATTTACTAATTTCTTTTCAGCGTCGAAACTTAATATATACAAATTTAATGTCAATGGATTAATAAGAGCATCTTCTCTTACATTTTTAGTTATTTGTTCATCTTGTATTATATAAGCTTTTGCAATACTTCCAAATTTTGGAGGCATTGAATATACTCTTGTAATATAATCATCTTTAGTTACTACTCTATCTTGAGATGCAAAATATGCAAGTGCATTATGTCTTATTTCATCTACAGTTTCAGAATCACGTCCACCTGTTGCTGCTTCTGGATTATTTACTGCGACTGAATTTTTAACTGTTGATATTACATCTACATCTAAATCATTATCTAAATTCTCAAAATCAATCTCATATATATTTGTCAATGAATTTACTAAAGCATTAGAATTAATTCCACCACCAACACTATATTTAACAGTTAATGTCGTATTACTTGGTGCTTGACCGTATGTATCTGAATACATAAAATTTGCTACATTCCAAGCATAATTTAATTTAGAAACACCTGTCGGAGTTTGTAGCCCCACATTATCTGGATTAGGTGTAATCTCTTCGTCAAAATTATTTACAACTCCTGCTCCAAATTGTAACTCCATTGTACCATCACTTCTATATCTTGTAAGAAATCGTTTCGGAACTTTTATCAATTTTAATAGATAAGGAATTTGTGAACTATATTGATTCAAATCTTGGTCGTTCAATGATGTATTATTTATTTCTTTAAATATTGTGTCCTGTGCTAGGAAAGGAACTTCATACCATGTATTTCCATCTGAATCTGTTACTGAATCAATTGAAATTATATTTGTATCAGTTATCCTTGTTTTGTTATATTTAACTGGTTCATCAAAATCAAATGTTATTTCTTTTTGTGTTCCTGATTCTGCATCTACTTGTTTTTTTAATAAGTAATAAGAAGGTTCTCCAGAATCTACTGAATAAATACTTACATCAGTTTGATTGAAAGAACTTGAAATAGCAAAATCTACATTCGTTAATGTTCTAAATATTACATCACTATTATCTTCGGATGATATTTGTAACCCAGATTTTATATCTAAGGCATAACGAAAATCAGGAACAATATTTTCTCCCGTACCAATTGAGGGAACTATTTGGTAAATATCCATTTTAGTTTTTGCTGGTACTGTTGGTTTGGGTTTATATCCTAAAGCTTGGGATAATTGTACTACATTTTTTTTCTCTTCTGCGTATAATAACATCATCTCTTTGATTTGTGTATCCATGTAATATGATAACACATCACCGACATAAGCAGTCATTTCAATAAACATCATAGCAGGATCAGAAGGATCGAAATCGTTGTAAATGTCCTTAAAATAACTTTTCGCGAAATTAATTAAATTTTCCCTAAATTCGGAAAAATCCTTATTCAAATATCTTACTTCTTTTTTTACTGTTAGGTTGGTCATTTATTTCTCCTTAAACGGTAGATAACTCTAAACTTAATTCATCTGCAGTATCTTCGTCTTCCAATATATTATAATATAAATCTATATTTATTCTATATTCATTAGTGGGATCTCTCTTCACTATCAATTCTATTATATTAATATAAGGTAACCACTGTTCTACTGAAACCTCTATTGTTTCTTTAATTTTTTCATCTGGTACTTGTTCGAACAACATTTTTTTTAAATTACATCCATAATCAGGTAACATAATTCGTTCACCTTTATTAGTCAATATCAAATTCTTTAAATTTGCTTTTGCTTGATCTTGTGTCGTATAATTCAAAGCAAAAAAAGTCTTAGTATTTGATGTTAAAGGTAAATCTACACCAACAGCAATATTACTATCAGTATCTAATGGGTGTATATATCTTTCTTTTGTCATTTATTTTCCTAATGTTTTAGGATCAGGGATACCAGGTTTTTTTGGTATTGACATTGCTTTTGTTAATTCAGAATAATCTCTAGTTAAAACATTTTGTAAGAACTCAGGAATATCTCTATGTTTTCTATCATCTGGTAATATCTCTCTTATGTCAGTTATCGGTTGATTACTTCCTGCGGCAGTTGCTGCAACTGCTGGTTCCATAGTTTGATGAACTGAATCTGATGTCCTTGTTGTTCCCATTTGTTTATATTCATCTTCTATTCCAGTTTTATTTGAAAATGCTTCTTTTGCTGTTTCTGCCAATATATTATTTAACATTGGATTAGTTGAAAATTTCTTAGGAACTAAAGATTCGTATGATTCTTCTTTTACAGGAGGTGTTCGTAACTCAGCAGTATATTCTTCAGTCTCTTCAATTATAGTGCCTTTTAAACTCCCCAATTCTATTTCTTCTCTAATAACATCTCTCATATTATTATCTACAATGAATTTAATTTCTTCACGAACAATCTTACGAATTTCCGTATTTAAATACTTTTTCATTACTTTTATCAAATCTGTTTGTTTCATGGTATGAACCCTATATATTTAAAATAAATATTATACAGAAGGAAAAATAACCAGTTTAACTGGTCTATTCAATGTAAGTTTTGTCTGTAAGAGTTTGTTTGCCACCTAACCACTGCGGTGCAGAATTAAAAGGAATAGGCCCCATAGGTGAAGGAAAAGTAAGACTATCTAATAAGGATATTAAATCTTCTCCTTTTATTGCTTTCTGTGCTTTTGATTGATTACCTATAACTACTTTACCACCAAAATCTAAATTGATAGTTTCTTTTGCTGCTATACTAACTGATTTATTAGAAGACAAAAAAATATTTTCTGTTGAAGAATTAAAAAATAATCTTCCAGAACTTATAATAATTTGTTTGTCGTTATAATTAGTTGGTGCTTTTGGTTTTGTTTTAAATGAATTCCATTCTCCGTATCCAGGTTCAAGAGGAATTAATTGTCCATCACAAATATAAATAGAAGATGCATTTTTATTTATATCCTCTACATCAAAATATGTATCTACTTCTGTTTTGTCTGTTCGAATAATAATTATTGGATCCCCGTCATCTCCTCGAGAGGACCAAGGACTACCAGAATTTCTATGAGTACCACTAAATCTAATGGATGTTCCAAAGCGACCTTGTAATAATCCATCTCCTTCAAATGGTTTCATATCCGGTTTTTTAATACTTTCTTTAAAATAATCACCCAACTCAATTTCTTCTTTCGTATCCATATTACCAGTGAACGAAGAATAATTCTTATCCGTATTATTTTTATCTTTGGCTGTTATTGGACTAGATGAATAAGGTAAGGCATTATGATTCACATTACGCCATACATTTACAATATCTGTATAATAAAAAGTTGTTGATTGATCTATAATCCCTGATTCGGGAGAGGGAGCTAATACGATTAAAACAATTTCATGTTTTACTGGGTAATTCTTTATTAAAGGATTTAAAGGTGCTGCAAAGTGCAAATCTGCTTCAGATCTTTTTTTATCAGAAAATAAACGCTTAAATTTAATTAAACCAATACTCAAATCATTTATATAACTGTTATGTTTTTCATCAAGAATGATGTCAAATACTTCAGCTGGCTCAATTAGTAAACTTTCTTCATTTACTTTGTTTACGAAAGATTTCGAATTTGTTTTATCCTTCAATTTATTAATGGCCATTTACTTCTCCGTGATTCTATTCGTTTTCTTTTATAATATCATCGAATTTAGTTTTAGTATCTTTTATTGGTTTATCTTCTTCACTTTCTTTATATGCATCTATCAATTCTTGTTTTTCTTCTTCAGTAAGTTTAAAGTCAAAATCCGGACCTTGGTCTGCTGTTTTGGCTAAAGCTCTTTGAACAATTGCTGCCATTTTAACTAAATGTTCATCATTTTTTACACCAATTTCTATATAATCTTTTAACAACGGTACTAATAATGTAGCATCATTCATTGTTTTTACAAGTGGTCTTAATTCATTTATCAGTATTTTTATTTGTTCATCTTTCTTTTTTCTATTACCGTAAATATCCTTTAATAAACCTGAAAAATCTTTACCCTTAAAAATCTCTTGTTTAAAATCCATTTAATTACCTCTTATATATTTTACTATTATTAATATATCCATTATCGAGGAAATCAGAATATATCTTTTTATATATTGAACGAAATATATTTACAACTTTTGTGATTTGTTGAGACTTCATATTTGTACGTTCTTTAACCAACACATAAATAGCTTTCTTATTAAAATTTTCTAATTTATCTCGTCTCTTTATTATTTCCAATATTGAATCTCCTATTGCGAAATCATTTTTCTTTGGAAATATCTCCTCTAAATTCATATCTAAATATTCGATAAATAAATTAAAAAAAACTAATTTTTGTTGTCTTAATTGTTCATCCATCTCCGTTATTTGTATTTCACTAGAATAATCTACAGTAGACAATTCTTTCTTTTGGAGCATGTGTTTATAACTAGTTCGATTTTTAATAATTAAATAATTTCTAGCAACGATTGTGAAATAGGAAAATGCTTTTCCTTTTTCTTTTTGATATTTTGGTAATTTTTCCATTAAAAATTCAATGACATCCAATTGAGTTTCCTGTATGGTGGAATTGATATAATAATATTTACCAGAATGAATTAATATCTCTGAGAGTTTTGTAAACGCTGGACCTATT